TCCATCGTTGACCTTAACGCATGATTCGATTCGCCATAGAAGTCACTCTTAAACTGATGTTTATTCAAATAGGCACATCTGTCGAACTCAACGATGCCGGTTTGATTATTAACGAACTTATACTTCAGCCACAGTTTGCCTTTTTTGTCCTCTACCAACGAGACACGCTCCGGCAACACAGGAAAGAACCCAATGGTCTCAAGGTATTCGTTTTGAACCGGCACGATGAACAGATTGTTCGTACAATCCAAGATCGTGGAACATCTCGCCAAAAACTGCGGATAGGTCATCCAGTCATTCGGCTTGTGTTTGATTCTCGCTTTGAGGTTCGGTTGTGCTTCGCCCTGAAGCTCGACCTTCAGTTTTGAGATATGTCTTGCTTTTGCTTCAATTGCCGAACGGACTAAAGCCGATTCATAAACAGAACCGATATGATCATGGAAGATCGGTTCGTATGCGGTCAGCAACTTAAACTGTTCTGTATTTTTTAACTTCACAGGTTCTTCCTTTGGGAATAACCAATCAAAAAGACCCATTTATGCTCTCCTTTCGTTGGCCAACTGCCGACCAATTTCATTCCAGTATTTGTCTCTCATGCACATCGCATCCAGCATGGATGCCATACCATCTATGTGCATTCTCGGTTCAACCTTTACCAATTGGCACCGTTCGTTCTCGGTGTTGATCTTTAAGGCTGAATTGTAAAAATGTATTTTAAGAAGATCGTTGTCACCGATGTTGATGACTCCGTCTTTCATTCTCGCTTCGGTCTCGTAGATGATGTTGGATAAGTTCCAGCCTTGGAAGACATCATCGCAATGGAAACCGTACTGCTTTAAATCGTTGACTAGGTATTGTGCGGAATATCTATCGTACCCAACTTTCAGAACGTAAATCTTGTATTTTTCTATAAGCTCCTTACACCAGTTGAAAACATCCTGATAGTCTATGAAGTTCTCACCACTCGGATAGAGGAATCCCCTTTGGATGTACTGATTGTAAGGAAGACCGTCTCGTGCGGTAGCTTCTTCGATCTTGTTTGTCGGCAGCCAGAACCGAGCGAACGTGTTTATGATTCCATCTCGTTCGATCAGCAAGACCGCACACGAAAGGTCGGTTGTGCGAGATAAGTCCAAGCCGATGACGCCGTAGCATCCCTTGAAATCTTCCAGTCTTAAAGGCTCACGGACGCACTTTTCAATCGTTTGGGCATCAAGCCATGCGACAGAGCTATTCTGTTTTACATTGCAATACTTCGTTAAGAACTCCGCTTTTTTTGAAAGGGAACCTTCTGCGATTGCGATCTCTTCCAGCATATAATCGACCGAAACACTCACGCCCAAGTTCGGCATCGATTTCTGCAATTCGTTGATGTCATTCCATTTGTTGACATCATCTATTTGATAAATAAAAGGAGCGAGCCTTGTTTCCTTGCTCGTTCCGTTCAAAACGGCCGTTCCCCTTTTTAACAGTTCATCGTATAGTCCTTCGACATAGTTTGCGGTGCTGATTGAGAGGATCATTGGTTGTTTTCTTGCACCAAGGGCAGACTTTAAAACCTCGTACTGTTTTAAACCCTGGTCGCCTTGCCATGCTGCAAACTCATCACAAACAACTAGGTGAGGATTCAATCCATCGCTCTTCTTGGCGTTGAATGCCAACGGCTGGATCGATGTGTTGAACGATTCGACATAAATGTCGGTTCTTCTCTTTTTCGATAGAGAATTAAGCTCCGGCTCTTGCCCTACCATCTGCACGAACGCATCATAGCAAAGCCGTGCCTGTTCCAGTTTCGGTGCGCAGAAATAGATCCTAGCACCGTACTCGCCATCACAAAAGGTCACATAATCAGCGATGGCAGCAGCGAGTAACGTTTTGCCACATTTCCGCCCTACTACTAGCAAGACTTCTCTAAACTGTCGCAGACCGTTTTCATCAACGATCCCAAATATCACGGATATAAACGCTTTTTGCCATAGTTCAAGTTTTACAAGGTTCGGTGCTAACTCACCTTCATGATGATGGCAATAGTTCTCGATGTACTTGATCGCCTTATCTGCTTTTTTCTTGTTGAAGTAGAAGGATTTATTTTGCATCCCCTTTACGATGTACTCGTACCAATGTTTTATGTATTTGCCTGTGGTGATGCTTCCGTCTGTTATCTTTTGATAATACTCATAGATGCAGTTATTCATCTCTAAATTCTTTGAGGAATTTTTCGATCTTTGACTGTTGTTCATCTCCGTTTTCATCGTTTGTCAGTTGTTTCAAAATACTCATCAAGGTGCCGACCGTTCCGTTCGCTGCGGTTGCCGTTTTGTTGTATTCGGTTATTGCCGGATTCGTGTAGACATTCTTTCTGCCTTTGACATATTCCTTGGAAACTGTCGCACCCAGTTCGTTTATCTCTTTTTCCAGATCGTTCAGGATCTTCATTTGAACTTGGTATCTTTTAAAGGTGGTAACAAAAAAGAAGTTCGTTTGAACTCCCTTTTCTTCTGCCTGTGCCAATACTTCGTTGGCTTGTTCTTGAAGTGATAACCTTGCCATCAGTACAGACCCCACTCGGCAAACTTTTCAAAACCACCGATGCCTTTGATGTATTCTTTTGCAATCTCAACGATTTCCGAATACGGTCTTCCGTCTACTTCATCATCCCCAATTGCACAACAGAGGTTCACTTCCTTGCCTGTTTCCTGTGCTTTTAAGAATGCGTATATATTCACACTCACATCGGCCTTGGACAGATCCTTTCCGTGCAATCCACCGCCAGTTACGGAATCGGCCATGTCCGATCCGAGTTTGCGGTTTGTTGCTCCGCTATCGACATCCGATCCGCCTGTCCAATATCCCAACGGATTGATTTGTGCTGTTGGGAAAAACTCTCGGATCTCGTTTTCTTCTGCGTTACTTTGACAGATGATCAAACGCTCACCATCCAAGATGTACTTACCATCGCACCTGTATTTGCCATACAGAATCCTTGCAATTGTTGACAAGTTCTTTTGTTCTTGAGTAAGCGGAACACCTTTGAAGATTCCGTTGTCGCCACACCGTGGCTTTTCTGCTTGATTTTGTGCGAGGTGGTTGTCTTGTTCGACCACTTTTAAATCAAGCCGTAAATCGCCTGAAATACGGCTTAAAATCGGTTTTACTTCATCATCCGTTATTGTTTCGGATGTTTCGACAATAATATGGCAGTTCCCATGCCCTAAAAGGACTTCCACCGCCACTTTTGGGTTGTTGCTCTTTTTATAACAAAGATCCACGATCGCTCCAGCGATCCTGTCCGCCACCTTGTCTGGATGGCTCGGATTTACTTTTTCAATCATCAATCTTCACCGCTTTCTTCCCTGTAAATGTTTCCCATCTGTTAATAATCACATCTATATAGTGAGGATCAAGTTCAGCCATATATCATTTTCTGTTTAACTGTTCACAGGCTATTAGTGTGCTACCACTACCGCCGAAAAGGTCAACAACCACATTTGCGTTCTTATGGTTTTTTAATGCTCTTGCGCACAGGGCAACAGGTTTTTGCGTTGGATGCACATAGTTTGTATCTTTTGCAACTTCCCATAAATCACTCTCGTTGTTAATACCCTCATCAATTGTGCCATTGAATAAACAAAATTCATGTTGATGGCGATAACCTTTGCCCATTCCAAATACATTTTTCGCCCACACTATGCAACTTTTATAATCTAACTGTTCTTGTAATATGCCGTAAAACTTCCAATTACACCATATATAATATTCTTTTGGATTAAGTGTGCGGATAATGTTGCAAGATGCTGTTATCAAATCCTTAAAATCATTTTCACTTAAATCATCATTTTCGATAACATCAAACTTTCCACTTCTGCCATTAAAAGCAACATTATATGGCGGGTCAGTAAACACCATATCAGCCTTTACCCCATCCATAAGCCTATCAATGACAGAAACATCTGTGCTATCGCCACATATAAGCCTATGGTTGCCAAGCTGATAGAGATCACCTAGTTTTGCCTTTGGTTCAATGTTTTCCTCTGTGTAATCGTCCTCGACAATCTCTTTAGAATCCTTAAACTCCTCAAGTTCAAAGCCAGTCAGATCAATATTGAAATCCATATCAGCCAATTCTTGTAGTTCAAACTGAACCTTGTCAAAATCCCACTCGCCCAACTCGGTCAAGCGGTTATCTGCCAAAATATAGGCTTTTCGCTGTGCTTCTGTAAGACCTTCGATAAAAAGGCACGGAACTTCGGTCATACCGAGCAGTTTTGCCGACATAACCCTTCCATGACCAGCGATAATGTTGTAATCCTTGTCAATTAGGCATGGTGATATGAAACCAAACTCCTTTATTGACTCTGCAATCTGTTTTACTTGCTCTTCCCCATGTATCTTTGCGTTTCTTTCATAAGGTCGGAGCAATTCGATGGAAACTTCTTGAACTCTGTCAATTTTCGCCATATTTCTCCTTAATTTTCCAAAAAACCGTGCGTAAAATTTAAATCCAGTATTTTTTAGG